GGCTCAGTATCAGCAGGACCCCTCCTCAGAAGAAGGCGCATTAATAAAAAGGGAATGGTGGAAACCGTGGAAACAGAGCCGACCCCCGGATTGTGAGTTCATAATTCAGTCTTGGGATACTGCCTTCTTAAAAACACAGAGATCAGATTATTCCGCCTGTACGACATGGGGAGTCTTCCTTAATGAGGAAAAAGATGCTATGCACATCATACTCCTTGACGCATACAAGGAACGGCTAGAGTTTCCTGAGCTAAAGAAAAGAGCTTATGAAATGTATATAGAAAGAGAACCCGATGCTTTTATCGTTGAAGGAAAAGCTTCCGGTATGCCGTTGGTGTTCGAGTTAAGGCAGATGGGTATACCAGTTTCAGAGTATACTCCGTCGAAAGGAAATGATAAGATCGCCCGTGTCAATGCGGTAGCAGATATGTTTGCTTCTGGTATGGTATGGGCACCAGAGACCAGATGGTCAGAAGAAGTGATAGAAGAATTTGCGGCATTTCCTGCCGGGGACCATGATGATTTAGTGGACAGTTCCACTCAAGCTTTGTTAAGGTTCCGTCAGGGAGGGTTCGTTAGAAACCCAAGTGATGAAGAAGACGAGTGGATGCCCCCTCGTCATACTGAATTTTACTGAATGGATTTTCTATGGCAATAGATAAAGCATTACCTCAGATTGAAGGCGCGGAACAAGAGGAGTCCGTAGAGATTTCAATCGTTAACCCCGAAGCTGTGTCTATCGAAACAGAAGAAGGCGGGATGTTAATTGACTTTGAACCGGGACCAGCAGGAGACGAGGAGGCATTCGACAGCAACCTCGCAGACTTTATGGAAGATGCACAACTGGGTTCTATACAGTCGGAGATATTAGGGGCGTTTGATGCAGATTTTCATTCTCGCTCAGAGTGGGCTGAGACATATGTTAAGGGTCTTGATCTGCTTGGATTAAAGATTGAAGACCGGACAACTCCTTGGCCCGGAGCCTGTGGAGTATTCCACCCCGTTCTGGCTGAAGCTGTTGTTCGCTTCCAAGCTCAGTCTATCATGGAGACGTTCCCGGCAAAGGGTCCGGTTAAGACCCAGATCATTGGTGAGATTACCGACGAGAAAGAACAACAGGCGATTCGCGTTCAGAATGAAATGAACTTTCAGTTAACAGAGGGTATGCCTGACTATCGAAGCGAACATGAGAACATGTTGTTTGCCTTACCCCTCGCAGGAAGTGCGTTTAAAAAAGTTTATTACGATGTGGATATGGGCAGACCCTGCGCGGTGTTTGTCCCGGCGGAAGATCTTGTCGTAGCTTATGGCGCGTCTGATCTACTGACATGCAGTCGCTACACTCATGTGATGAAGAAAACCAAGAACGAGGTTCGGAAACTTCAGATCGCTGGTTTTTACCGGGACATTGAGCTTCCAAATCCTACACCGGACTACACAAAGATCCAAGAGCAGTACAACAGTTTACAGGGAGAACGCCCTGCCTACGAGCATGATGATCGCTACACCTTACTGGAGTGCCACATAGACTTGGATCTTGATGGTTACGAAGACGAGAGAGATGGAGAGCAGACAGGTATTGCCCTTCCCTATGTTGTAACGATTGACAAATCATCTGGCACCATACTTTCAATCTACAGAAATTATCTGGAAGATGACACCAACAGAACCAAGATGCTACACTTTGTTCACTATAAGTATCTGCCATCATTAGGTTTTTACGGTTATGGTTTAATCCATACTATTGGTGGGCTGACTAAATCAGCGACTTCTATTGTTCGTCAACTTGTAGATGCGGGTACTTTATCTAACTTGCCAGCGGGACTGAAGTCACGCGGTCTGCGAATCAAAGGCGACGATACACCCATCATGCCCGGAGAGTTCAGGGACGTAGACGTTCCAAGTGGTGCAATAAAAGATAACATTTCGTTCATGCCCTATAAAGAACCTAGTGCGGTTCTATACCAGTTGCTGGGGAACACGGTAGAAGAAGCAAGACGATTCGCTTCTCTGGCTGACATGAAGATCGGGGATATGAATAACGAGGCTCCTGTCGGAACCACGTTAGCCATTATCGAACGAGGCATGAAAGTTATGTCTGCGGTTCAGGCGCGTCTCCATGCGTCGATGAGAAAAGAATTTAAGATACTTGCGGTGCTGATCAAGGATTACATGCCAGCGGAGTACGCCTACGAGGAGGACGGTGTCCGGGCAGAGGACTTTAATAAACGCATCGATATAATTCCGGTGTCTGATCCTAATGCAACCACAATGGCCCAGCGGGTTATGCAGTATCAGGCGGCTATACAGTTGGCGGCTCAAGCCCCCCAGATGTATGATCTGCCAGAATTGCACAGGCAAATGTTGGAAACGATGGGATTACAGGATGTTAACCGTATCTTACCTAAGAAAGATGACATAAAACCAAGAGACCCTGTCAGTGAAAATGAAAACATAATTAACGAGAAACCAGTTAAGGCGTTCTCCTATCAAGACCATCTGGCCCATATTACGGTTCATATGTCAGCAATGGAGGACCCGCGTATACAACAGCTTGTATCAAAGTCACCCAAGGCTGGGGCGATACAGTCAGCAGGAGAATCTCACATACGGGAACACTTGGCTTTCTTATACCGAGATGAGATTGAAAAACAAATGGGTGCACCGCTTCCCCCAGAAGGAGAGCCGTTGCCTCGTGATGTAGAGAAAGAGCTTTCAGTCTTATTGGCTCAGGCGGCTCAAAAACTTCTAAGCAAAGACCAACAAGAAATGGCGGCGGAACAAGCACAGCAAGCGGCCCAAGATCCCGTGATGCTGGCCCAACAAAAAGACCTTGAGATAAAAGAAATGGAGGTCCAGCGCAAAGTCGCCGCAGATCAGCTACGCGCACAAACTGAAATAGAAAAGGCAGAAATGGTTGACGCGAGAGAACGAGAACGTATAGACTCTCAGGAAAGAATAACGGGAGCGCAAATAGGCGCTAGGATTACTGAAGAGTTGATCGAAGCAGAAACGAAAAGCGTAGAGCTTACTGAGAAACAAAAGATGGAAGGTGCCAGACTTGGTGTCGAAATATCGAAACAACTCTTAGAGAACAAGCGGAAGGAAGAGTAATGGCGAAACAGTCTAAAGTAAAAAAAGATCCGGTAAAGAAAAAGGCGGCTCCCAAGAAAGAGCAATCGGTAATGCCAATGGTCACAGAAGATGGTGAGATCATGACATTAGCTCAAGCAAAAGCGGCTTGGAAAAAATAATGGAGGGGCATGATTTAGCCGCTCTGGTACAGAAGAAACTGCGAGAACTAATGAACGACGCGGCTGACCATGTTTCATTAGGAGGAGCAAAGGACTTTGCTGAATACCAAAGGATCGTAGGAAAGATCGAAGGGTTAGGCATAGCAGAACGTGAACTCCTTGACGTTGCCAAGATTGGTGAAGAAGAGGGTTAACGCAGAGGAAACCACCGCTCCTCTAAGAAGACGGTGTGCAGAAAGGTAGTAGTATGGCTAACCAAGTCATTGAATTAAAAGAAGAAAAAGAAAATAAAACGGCGGCGCAACTTCCTGAACCTTCTGGTTACAAGTTGCTCATCACAATCCCTGAGATAGAATCTAAAACGAGCGGTGGAATTTTAAAACCGGATAAGCTAATAGACGAAGAGCGCGTCTCTAGCGTTGTCGGATTTGTTACTAAGGTAGGCCCTGATGCTTACCAGAACAAAGAAAGATTTCCATCTGGTCCTTGGTGCAAAAAAGGAGACTTTGTTTTGTTCAGAGCCTTCCAAGGAACTCGTATTAAAATACACGGTCAGGAGTTTCGTCTCATAAACGACGATACAGTAGAGGCTGTGGTAGATGACCCAAGGGGGTATTCAAGAGCATGACAAACGCAGATACAGAAATTGAAAACGCTGAAGTCCTAGATACGGACGAGGTGGAAATAGAAGTAGTGGACGACACCCCACCAGAAGACAGGGTAGCTGAACGTGATGTGGAAGCTTCTCCAGATGAAGACGATGAGTTGGATGATGAGGGTGAGATCGAACAGTATTCTGATCGTGTTCAAAAACGAATCAAAAAACTTAAATATGAATTTCATGAGCAGAGGCGGGCTAAAGAGCAAGCAGAACGTCAAAGCAATGAGGCATTAGCCCATACTCAGCGGACTATTACGGAGAACCGTCAGCTAAAACAATTATTGCAGAGGGGCAATGAAGCTCTTTATAATGCAACACAATCTAAATCTGACACGGATCTTAATTCTGCTGAAAAAGATTTTAAAGACGCGTACGATTCTGGTGATACAGATCGTATCGTTGAAGCGCAACGCAAAGTAAATGAGGCTCTGTACGAAAAAAAGAGCGTAGAAGATTTACGACCTCCACCTCAAGAGGCCCCCGTCCAGCAAGCACAACCTGCTCCGATGGCGCAACAAGAACAACAGCCTCTTGATCCAAAGACTATCGAATGGTTACGAGATAATCCTTGGTTCGGACCAAAGGGTGACGAGGAGATGACTTCATTTGCTTACGGTGTAGATGCAAAGATTCGAAAACAGGGGATTGACCCTGCCAATGATCCTGAGGCATACTACACTGCAATAGACGAAAGAATGAGATCAGTGTTTCCTGATCAATTCGAGGGTAATTCTGCAAGTTCAGAAAAACCTCGCAAGTCCGTGGTTGCTCCCGCTACAAGAGGCGGTAAGTCCCCACGCAAAGTACAATTAACGGGCACCCAGATTGATCTCGCCAAGAAGCTGGGAGTAACGCCTGAACAGTATGCTAAAGAAGTTGCAAAGGAGATGGCGCATGGATGACCGTACAATAAGAGATCACGACACTCGTGAAGTTGAGTCTGAAGCTTCACGTGCAGAAGCCCCTTGGGCACCGCCTTCTATACTACCCGACCCGACCCCGCAGGACGGTTGGACGTTTAGATGGATTAGAAGTTCTATGATGGGTGTGGCTGATAACACCAACGTATCAAAGAAGTTCCGAGGAGGATGGACGCCCTGTAGGGCTGAAGACCACCCCGAACTTTGCATCCTTTCGGATGTAGGGTCTCGATTTGGAACAGACGGGAACATTGAGGTCGGCGGACTTCTTCTTTGCAAAATGCCAGAGGAGAAAGTTGTCGAAAGATCAAACTACTATCGTAAGATAGCTGAAGATCAGATGGCGGCAGTTGATGCTAACTATATGCGGGAGAACGATCCTCGGATGCCTCTTCTAGATTCGGAGAGAAAGACGAGGGTAGATTTTGGCAGAGGAGGGCAATAGCTCTTCTCATCACATAAGAAGGAGATTGAATCATGGCTGGTTCAACAAATGCCGCTTATGGGATGGTACAAGTAGGAATACTTGGTCAAGGGTATAACACTGGTGGACAAACAATGTATCCACTAGGGTCGAATAATACTAACGCTATATTTTCAGGGCAACCTGTTCATTTTAGTGCTGGTGTTACAACCGCAATTACTGGCACCCCGACGACTACGTTTTCTGCTACGAACACTCCCATAGGCATAGCCTCTGGTTTCCGTTATGTTGACGGTTCCACTGGTGCCCTTACATTCAGTAACAATCTGGGTGCAAGTGCAATGACCGGGTCTGGTCATACAGACGTACAAGTGTATGTTTGGGACAACCCTCGCGCGGTCTTTAAGATCCAAGCAGATGCAACAATGGTAGCGACAGATCAGGGTAAGAACTCTGCACTGACGAATATCACTGCTGTTAATACTTTGGACTTGAGTAAGCAAAGTAAAATGACGGTAGACGCTGACGCGGCTACCACAGCAACCTTGGCTGTTCGTGTAGTTGGTTTATTTGAAACTCCAAATAACAACTATACTGATACATACCCCGATGTTCTAGTTACTTGGAACCCCGGTGTGCATCAGTACGACATGTCAACATTAGCATAGGAGGCTAAGTAGATGGCTATTTCAAGAGCACAGATGCTGAAGGAGCTTCTTCCCGGCCTTAATGCGTTATTCGGCTTAACCTATGAAACTTATGAGAATGAGCATGAAGAGATCTATGAGACAGAAACCTCAGATCGCTCTTTCGAAGAAGAAGTTAAGTTGACAGGTTTTGGTCAAGCCCCAGTTAAAGCTGAGGGTGCGGCTATTGCCTACGATACGGCTAGTGAGAGTTTCTCAGTTCGTTACAACAACGAAACCATTGCGATGGGTTTTTCCATCACAGAGGAAGCTATGGAAGATAACTTGTATGATTCGCTTTCAGCGCGTTATACGAAAGCTTTGGCAAGAGCTATGGCGTACACCAAACAGGTGAAGGCGGCGTATCCTCTTAACCAAGGACTTCCAACCACTGATAACTTTGACTCAGGCGATGGTGTTTCTTTGTTTAACATCGCTCACCCAACAGTTGCTGGCGGTACTAATGCGAATACACCTCTAACTCAAGCTGATCTCAATGAGACCAGTCTTGAAGCGGCGGTTATTCAAATTACTGGCTGGGTAGACGAGAAGGGTCTTTTGATCGCGGCTCGTCCACGTAAGCTAGTTGTCCCACCGAACAATATGTTTGTGGCTACCCGGATCTTAGATTCGGAAGGTCGCACGGGTACGGCGGATAACGACATCAACGCCATTAAAAACAACGGTACGATTCCAGAAGGCTATGCAGTGAACCATTTTCTCACTGACACAGACTCTTGGTATCTTACTACTGATGTTCCTAATGGTATGAAACATTTTACTCGTGTTCCTCTCCAGACTTCTATGGATGGAGATTTTGACACAGGTAATGTTCGCTATAAGGCTCGTGAAAGATATTCCTTTGGAGTATCTGATCCTCTCGGCATGTTCGGGTGTGAAGGCGCGTAGCTCGTAAAAGATTAGGGGGAGAGCTTGTCTCTCCCTTTAATTTAACATTAGGGGTGTAAGAATTATCATTTGATGCTATAATAAATTAACTGGAACACCACAGACCTAGCGACTGGTCCAGCAGACGCTTACACGACTCTAGGT